AAATTGTAGAATTTCTTTCAATAAGCACACCACTATAATAAAATTTGTTTACAGGATTACTTGTTCTAAAATATACTTTATAATTTTCTGTAGGTAAAAATTGTGATCCTGACGTTGATCCTGGTGAAATTGAATCTGTTAATATTTTTAAATTTGCTTTATCAGTAAACCCACCTAGTTTATAAGCAAGTTGTACATCTAAATTTTTCATTTTATCGTAATAAAATTTTGCAGGATCTAAATTTTGTGAAATTAAATAATTTACAGCATATGGTTGATACCCTGCTGTTTGATATCTTGTTGTTACATTTGTTTCTGTATTAACTGAAGTTTCTAAATGATATTTCGCAGTTAATAACTTTTGCCTTAATCCTGTGCCTGAAGTAACATAATTTCCAACTACATTTTTAACAAGCCTACTACTATCTAAATGTACACCAAAAAATTTACAAGAATTAAGAATGGCCATTACTTTAATAACTGAAAACGCATAACCTGAATTCCGTCTCCAGGCAGTTTCCGCTGGGCCTTGATCACCAAACTTCCATGGTTGGCTAATATTACTTCTTGTAAATTCTCCAACAACTGTTACTGGACTTGCTAGATATCCATTTGCATTTGTTGGTATTCTATATTTTAATCCCGATCTAGCATATCTTTTATTAACTTTACCTGTTATAACATCATATCCTCTTTCAAGATCATCCCATAATACTTCATTACCTGCTGTATACGGTGCTGGTCCATAATTTGCTTCCCATAATGATGGCTTCTCGGAGTACCCTAACATTTCCCATGGGTGGGTATGTGGACGATCAGTATCATAATAATAATAAAACATTCCTCTCCAATTTCCAATTTCTGCCTCAGAATTAATATCAATACTATTTGAATAGTTAAACGTAAAAGTGTCTGCAACATCATAGATACTATTTTTTCTAAAATCTATATTATTTCTACCTGCCCAATTATAAAAATCTCTACTAAGAACCGAATTAACCTCTGTCAAAGTAAATCCTTTTTTATTAAATGCTGATGGTAATATATCGTGAATATTAAACAATTCTGGATTATACGTTGATTTAATATTATTATAAATTCTTTTTTCAAGTTCTAATAAAAGATCGTCTCTGTAATCTCCATAAGCAATTGTTCTGGATCCGTCATGCCCAACAATTACAGTTTGCGAAGTTCTATATGTGTTGTCTGTAATTTTTTCAGGCGTAAACTTTGGATACATACCTAATTTTGTAGGAGTTAATGGAATATAACTTCCAGTTGTATCACTATAATCTTTTATTTTTATAATATCATTTGCAGTAAGAGTGGCTTTAATATTAACACTATCATCAGTTGTACTAAAAATATAATCAGTACCTAAAACTAATTGTACGTCATTTTGATATACGTAAACTGCTCTATTACTCAACGTTGTTGAACTAAATTGATTGTCTAATGTATATTCTGTTTGCGTAGAATCTTGTACTGTATAAGTTCTACTAGAAACTTTTTCTCCAAATCCTAACATATCTTCATAATAAAATGGCGAGGTATTGGTTTTATTTTTTGTTAAAATTTTTAATATTTCGTCTACTCTATCAACAGCATTACCTTCATACGTTGTACCAGTAGATTGCGTTAAAAAACTTTCTTTAAATTTCTGATATTCTAAATTTGCATAATCTAATGCACTTACAAAATTTGACTCTCTATCAATCAAATTAAACATAGCAGGCACTATTGATCCAATATGCTGTTGTATTCCACCGCCTTTTAAATATGTTTCTGAATGATCTCTAAAATTTGTTACTCCAGGAACAACACCTGTAATCTCATTATTTCTTTCAGCAACATTAATTAAATGATTTGAAATTTGTCCATATGTAAATGTATCTAAAGATTCATTTAATGGATTGTTTGACAACCCGTCTGGTACTTCATATATTCCTTTATTATCTACTTTTGTTGCACTTGACCAAATATAAACTGTTACAATATCATGTAAAGTTAAATCTTTCGCAAATTTAACAAACTTATTTGTTGTACCATTCGCTAATACATAATCTTTATTAAACTGCTTATGTACACCGTTTACCTTTACATCAACTTCTAAATCTAATGATGCAGAATTTTTATATACATCAATTGGAAATAATTTTTTTTCAGTTGCTGTTGCAAAATATGTTCTTTTAACTCGCTGTTTTGAATTTGTTGCTCTTTCTGACCAATTTGTTTTATTTTTATAAGTTAATAATCCTGTAGTTTCATGTACAAATCCAGACGCATACGATTTTATAACAAAGTCATCGCCAGATTTATATTTAAATGATCCAGAATTAACATCTGACTCAAAAACCATATCACCTACATTATTAATTGTATTATATTTTACTTTTAATCCTAATATTGTATCAGTTGTTGCTGTTGTCGATATTTTAAATCCAAATAACGTTGAGCCTGCAAAGTTTGTTGATCCATATACTAAATCGTTTGAAAAACTTACACCTTCGTCGTCATGCAAATCAAATAATGGTTGTTGATTAACTTTAGATTTAATTTGACCCTCAATCCATGTTTCTTCGTCTCGATTTGGTCCTGCTGATGTAGAATAATGTAAAGTTTTTCCTTGATTTACTTTTCCAAATTCAACATAAACTTGTTCACCATCAACTGGATGCGTATCACTAACCTCTGCTAATTGTAAAGCAATTCTAGTTGTTCCTAAAATTGTTACAAAACTAACGTTATAAATTTTATTTCGTACAAGTTTATCTGTATCTGCCGTAAACAAAATCCTCATACCGTCAGTAACTTTTATACCATCAACAAAGTATCCTGTTTGGTTCACCATTGATGAAAATACATCTGTTGTTACATTATCTACTAACGCAACTGATTTTTTTGCAACTGTACCATAATTGTATAATGCAAGATTTGAATTAAATTCTATAATTGGTCTTTTTGCTCTATCACTTTCGTCAAGCGCCAATGCACTGCCATTTGCAGTGGCCGTTGCTTCAATAACAGATCTATGAAACCATCTATTATATCTTGACCAAGCATTCTGATCAACTGCACTTCGTTTTATTGTAATATAGTCGTGTACATCTGGTCTATAAAATGCTTTGGCATACGGTCTAGAATCAAATCCTACTGAATCATATAATATTGTTGTTTCTGTTGCATAAGGTTCCGGAGTAATAAGAGTATCAATATCTGTTAATGTAATATTCTTACCTACACCTTCAACATAAAAATCTTTATCTGCGTAAACTGTTGAATTTACAACATTAGTTCCAAACTGTACTTTCATTCCATTTGAAAGTGCAACCCCTGAACTTGTTGTATAATTTATTGCACCAAGTATTTCACTTGCAACATCAATTTTTGTATTTGCAGTTTTTGTTAAAATTTTTAAAACACCATGCATTGAAGCATGATTACCACATTGATAAAATAAAGAGTCTGGTGCAGTTGTTGGTATTGTAAAAATAACCGTACCACTATCTGTACCATTATTAGTAACACCATTAGTATATAAAACTGACGTACTTCCATCTAATGCAAGACCACTTGGAACTGGTTCTGTCATAATATAGAAAGGATGACCCGATGCATCAACTTTAAACTTGTATGTATTTCCTCTATATAATGTCATTGCTGGATTATTTTCTGCTGGTCTTGTTGAAAACAAATAAGCACTTATAGTACTGCCATCAGCAGTTAAATTTTTTACAGAAATTTCTGTTTGAGCATTTGTGGCATTTGAATCGATTTTTATAGATGATGGGCCATTTGGCAACCAAAAATACTCTCTATAATTAATTAATTTGTCTAAATCAACAAACGGATTCCATGAATATGTTTTTTCTTTTGTTAGATTATCATGATTATCAACTGGCGCATTTAAATATTTTAATTGATTAATATAATCATCATATGTTGCTGTAAACTTAACTTGATCTTGAGGACTAATCGACGATGTATCTTTGTCTGTATAAGTTACGGTAGGTTCTAATTGATAACTTGTTCTACTTTTTGTTGTTGCTGTTAAGTATCTATCAGTTATTGATCTAGTATAAGCATCTAATCGACCAATATACCCATCTAATCTATCTAACTTACCCTTTTGAATAATTTGATCTAATGTACTACTTAAAAACTTTTCATTTGCATCAGTTCTATAGTATGACGGTAAATGAGCAATAGTTCTTCTATATTGAATTCCTTCTTTATCTGTAACTACTTCAAAGGTTTTTGTACTGTTTATTGATTCGTCTGCCATCTTTAATATCCAGTACCACTAACTGTCCCTGATCCGGTTGTAGTGGTTCCTGATACTACTGATGTTGACCTTGCTGTTGTCGTAGTAGTAGTGGTTGATGTTACAACTGTGCCTAATGCTTGGAGTTGATTTGCTCCAATGGCATCAATTATTGATACATCATCAACAGTGGCCCCACTAATGAATATTTCGTTTGATGCACCCGATATTTGAAATAAAGATCCAAATACTTGTCCTGCTTGATTAGGCACAATTACAACTGTTAATAAATCTGGTGCAAGTCTATTATGAATGTGTGCCGCAAGTTCTGTAAAGTAAAAAGTATCACCAAAGTCAAAATTATCTAATGCAAAAAATTCATTAATTGCTTCTACAACCAATGTTTTTACTATCGCATTTGAAATATTTGTCCCTGTATTTTTAACAACTTTAAATGTTGCTTGATATTCTTCGTCTGCTTGAGTACCAAAAAGAATTTTATAAGATACAGAATGATAGATTATTTGATCTGACAATCCTTTTAACTCATCTAATTTTCCGGAATAATTTATTCTTAATTGGTCGGACGTACTAGAAGCAGGTCTTTTGCCTCCACTTTGTAACCATATTCTAAATAAATTATCATATGATCTTTCAAGTACATATAAATCAATTATATTAGATACCGAAGGATCTATTCTAGTATTACTTCCTGCAAAATGTTTATACTGAAAATACAAACTTCCTCTTCCTTTTCTTGCAAGATACTCTGTTGTTATAACTAATGAATTTGTTGTACTATCATATTTTTTAATTACATCTTCGGTTAAATCGTAAAAATAAAATAATTGTCCATTTGTATATGACCCTGGTAATGTAATACTTGATTCGTTTTGAGCAATAACAAAATTTGTTGATGCATACGGTCTATATCTTTCTATGTTATTATCTGTTGAAACATATTTTTCATAAAATACAAATTTTGTAGATTCACTTAAAGTTGGTTCTACTATAATATCAAATAATTCAGGATTATCTACAACTCCATCATCATCAGAATCATAAAATCCAACGTTAACTTTCCGATTATCTTGATAACCATCTGATTCACTAATTGTATCAACTATTTGCCATTCTAATGGATATCCTACTGCATATCCTGAACTAACAAGAACATTATTTTTTAACATAGTCACAGTATCTTTTTTAGTTTGTCCTGTTTTGTAATCATAAATTTTTTCTTGTGGATCAAAATAAAATTTATTTTGTCCTGCTGATTCAAAAATATAATCTAATTTTCTATAAGTTACTGTATAAATTACGCCATCATTAGTAAAATTAAACCACCAACTTTGATCTAAATTAGTGCCTGATTCATCTCCAGTGAATCCTAAACTAAACACTGAACTAGAACTTACATTTGTTGTTGTTATAACTTTCCATTCACCTTTTGTTTCATCATATCTTAATGCAAAATCTTCATATGCAGAAACTCTATCTTGAATATCTGTTTTTAATGTTGTACCAAGTACTGTTGCTAATTGTGGGAATACTCCTTTTACAACGGCATTATCTGGAATAATATCTGCTATTGTAATTGGACCCACTCCTGATTCTAAATTTCCTACTCCACCATTTGCACCATCTCCTACAACTGTTGCTACTTTGGCCCATGATCTATCTTCTGCATTATCAGTACCTGCTGTAACAAATGCTCCATTTAAAAATTCTCTAGTATCTCCTGATGTAAATTTAATTAATGCTCCAGGTTTAACATATTTTAAATTACTAGTAGCATAGTCTCCTACAACTAACGGTCCACCTGCATGAATGTATCCTGTGTTTGCATTGGTACTTGTTGTAGTACTATTCCAATATGTACCTAATACTGTAAGATCTTTTGTACCATACTTGTGATAATAAAATTGTCTTGAATATGCTTGTTTTAATTTCGATTCAACTTTAGTGTTTAATACATTTAAAATATCATTTTTATTTTTAAAAGTAAAAGTAAATGCTGGTGTTGTTTCTTCTCTATATAAAATTCCATCATCTGCAACAACATTTACATTAGAATAAGATCCTGTTGGATCAATTACTTCTTTTGCTCTTGATATTCCTGATGCTGTTCTATTAACTGATCTAATTTTAATAATTTCTTGCGATGCTGACAACGGAACCACATTATAATCTTCTGCTGTAATCATTCTATTTTGTGAATAATAAACTTGTGGTGCTTTTTCTTTAATTGAAAACGTTGTTTCAGATGTGGCTGAATTATAAATTGAATGCTCTAATCCTGTTGAAACTGTAAGAATTTGATTACCTCCATTTTTATCTATATAAGGTATACTAAATTGTATGTTTTTTAAATCTAAAGGTTGAATACTATACTTTGCATTATCCGATGTTCTATAATATACTCTAAATCTTCCTATTGGAAGATCTGCAAAATTTCCATCACCAAAAATTAATTCAATACTATCATCATTTTTTGTAACAACATTGTAAATGCTTCTAATATTTGCTGATAATGAATTATAGATAACATTATTTCCTGATAAACTAGAAACTTGTTTCCATAATTTATATGGCGAGCCGAAATCATCAAGTTGCCATAACCACACATCACTATCGTTTATATTATTAACATTAATTTGTTTAACTAAATTTGTTACTGCTTGATCAACTGTAAACTCTTCTGATGCTAAATTTCCTTGTTTAAACAAAGCAAAAAATCCTGTATTGTTTGATGAATCTCCTGCGCCATCTGTTCTATAAGCATATGAAAATCCACTTCCTGGAATTGGTACTGATTCATATATTACTTCTGCTTCTGCTATTGTTGCCGAAACTATTTCAAATTTCCTTGTAATACCACTTATTGATCTTGCAAATGTATAAATTGGAAGATCTGTATTCCTTGAACTTGTCATATAAATTTCTGTATCAATATTTCCAATTTTATCTGATTCTAATGGTGTTCCAAAAAGTTGTCCTGTTTGATTAACAGCATTTAATATATTAATAAAATGTTCTCTATAATTTGGATTTGCCGCATCATTCCATCGTACGGTCATACCTCCTAGATCTGTTCCAGCACTATCCTTAACATCTTCTGTTGTTGATATTGTACTAAATTTTAAAAGTCCAACTGACGATTTATTTCTACTTGCATTGTAATTAATAAGTCTTGCTAATCGTAAAACGGAATTTCTTCTTGACGCTGTTTCTATGAAATTTTCTCTAGCATTTAAATCAACTCTGAATGATAATGATTGTGCGATATAGGCAATTAAATCAAGTAACGCAACATATTCAGATGATTCTATAAAATCATTAAAGTCGTCTGGATAATTTTCTCTAATATACGATACCATTGTTCTACGAATGGTTTCAAAATCATAAGATTTAAAATCCGCTTGACGGAATGCAGTATAGATCTTTCTCCAATCTTCTGCAACTAATAATCTGTTTTGTCGTTCTGTAGTGGCCATAATGTTTAATAACGATATTTATAGTATTAGTAATATGCGTGTATTAAGATAGACGCAAAGATGAATCTTGATCAAATCTAAATACTAATTTTTCTGTAATATCATATGGAACATAAGTCAAGGATGCCTCGACAGCAATTCCATGGTCATATTGTGTAACCCTAATATTTTCTGTTGAAAGACGTGGATCAGCATTTAATTGTTCGGTTATATCCTCTGCAATTACTTTTTTTACTACCTCTGTTAAAGGTTCAAACAAAGTATCGTATATAATCGTACCAAAATTAGGATTTTCAACCCTTTCACCCTTTCTTACAGACAACCTGTTAAGTAAATCTTGCTTAATTAATTCAAAATCATAAAGTTTAAAATTAGATCTATCTGCTCTTGAACTAAATCCTCTAAATGTTTGCCCTTTTCTATTATCTGCCATTACCAACCAAATACCTTTCCTATGCTACGTTTAACTGAAGCAATTTTTTTATTAAAACTATTTTTTATCGTATCAATTTGAGTAACTGAAACAACATTATCACCTACAATGCTTTTATAAACTTTTTTTGTTTTATTTACATTCTTAATAATATTTGATCCAGTACTACTATTTTGAACATACCCACCAATATGAGGTGAATGAATGTCACCAAGTATATTTCCGGTGGTTGTAACTCCGCTGTTTTTTATACTTGTTAAATCGTTAACAACACTTTTAAAATTTGTAGATATTTTTTGAGATAAGTCTCCATCTACAGATATTATTCCTGATGCATTAGCAAAAACTGAATTTTTAAACAAATTATTAGTATCACCTTTAATTTGTGAAATTGTTTCATTTACTATTGATGAAATATTTTTATTCAACGGTGCTATTGCAAAATCCAAATGTGGATTTTTAGTTATAGGCAACTTATACAACTTGCTGTAATTTTTTGTAAAATCGTTTGCAACTTTTGTTAGTTTTGATACATCTATTGTTTTACTAAGATTATTAAAGTTTATATTTTCTTTTAAATCTGCTTTAAATTGTCCTAACTTTGCAACTATATTATTATTTGTTCTATTCAGTTGTTGTAAATGCTCTACAGTTCCAACTGTGGATGCCAATGACATCCAACTTGAAAACCTACCCTTCCATGGATGACTACCTGTGCTTACAAATTCTGTTAATCCATGCTTCAATCCAAAATGTTCTTCAAATGGTTCATGCGTTGGAACTCTCATACCATTCATTGATTGATTCAATCCTTGTTCAAATTTTAAAGGTTCTCGTTTACCTTTGTTAGAAGTATCAACATCTCCAACTGGCACAACTAAAAGACCTGATAAACTTCGAGCAATCCCTGGATTTGGCGTAATAGTATTATGATGAACTGTTAAGCCTGCAAGGTGGAAATTTCCTGCTGTATGATGTTGCTGTCCTAATGATGCAAAAGATGTAATCGTTCCTGCATCAACTTTTGTTGTAATCCTACCAGCCTTTGCATATAAGTTAATTCCTAAATTTGAATGTTCTTTAATCATCATTCCGTCTAAAGTAATGTCACCTTTGGATTTCATTTTAATTTGTCCTCCTGCGTACATACTAATATTTGCATCACTATGAAAATTCATATTATTTTTTGACCTAATTGACAATCCACTACCTGCGTAAATATCAATAGCACCATTTTCTGCAAATTGCATCCACGCCTCACCTGAACCATTTGCAATATACACAACACCTTCAGTATCATGCAATAAAATTTGATGACCAGATGATGTTCTTAATCTTATCAATTGGTTATCTCCGTCTACATCACCATCATCCATTACAAATGTATGGCCAGGTAAACGATTAACTTGCGTTTCTTTAATGCTATCAGTAGGCCCTTGCTTTTCAAATTTTGCAGATTTGTCTAACGGTCCTGGTGTGCTTATTCCAAATACATTACTAGGTGTTTCACGTCTAGCAGAAGATGATGTTGTTCCTCTATCTACATCTTGAATTAATCCTTGCTTTCTTAATGTTTCTGCAAACGGATGTATAGGTTTTGAAACTTTATCATAACTTCCCCCATTTGTATTCCATGCGTTCCTGTTAAGTTCTCCTGCTGGCACAAAATCTGTTCCATAAAGTGATTCTTTTGATAGTCCTGCATGGGGACCACCTTTTATATCTTGTGGCATTGTTTTTTCAGATGCCGCAATACCAGGTATCATATGATTAGTATAGGCATCTTGTATACACCCAATCCAAAATGCATTTGATATTTTTCCTTCAGCAAAAATTACTAATACTCGTGAATCAATATCTGGTGGTATTGCCCACATACCATACGAGTGTTGACTTTTTTTATAATCATATGGATCTGACCCGTCAGTAACTGCTACACTTTTGGATCCATAAAATGGTGACAAATATTCACATATTACTAATTGGCCAGCAGTCGCTTTAATATCTTTTACAATTGATGGTATAAGAACTCCTAATCTTCCCATTTTTTCAGGATCTACATTTTGCTTAACAACACCAATATAAGGGCCTGAATTTATTTGCTGGTATGAGTCATCTTTTTTTGGCGCTTTAACTGTTGCTATATCACCACTTAAATTTATATTTGTCATTACAATCTATCTCCGCTTCCAATTATAATACTTGGATTTAATGTTTTCAGTTCTTTTTTGACCTGCTAGATGCCAATCACTAAAATCGGTTGGTACAACTCTAATATCTCGATAATCTTTTTCTAGTTCGCTTTTTCTTATATTTTCTTTAATACCCCTTGTGTTTGCTTCTGCATCTGTCTCGTGTGGAGATCTGTGTGGTGCGTCTGCCGGGGCAGTAATAACCACCTGTGAGGCATTTCCGTTTTGATTTTTCAATCTTACCATAGTTAAATCTTGCGTAAATTTTCCTTGATCCCAAGTGCTGTCAACCTGTACAACTTTATATAATCCTGCAAATAAAATTCCTTCTTCACTGTTAAGGTTATAAAATCCAGATTTTTCGTTAATGTCTGTAGGAAATTTAAAATCTAAAGTAACTAATGGTTCCGATTGATCAAAATTAAATGCACCTAACTCATCATCCCATTCTAATCCTATCATACTACCAACTTTTTCAGAAGCGAATACTCCAACTCCTCCTTCAATATCTTCTGGCTTTTCCCAAGGCAGTGGTATTGCAAAATCATGTCCAACAAATCCAGGATCACCCATGATTTGCATATCAACCTTCATCATATCTGCTGTAGGATTAGTCAAATAATCATAAAATTGTCGTGTTTCTGCTGAATTATAAAAATCTGATGTATCTCTGCTATTTGGATCTACAGTAAATCCTTCTCCTGGAGAACTTCGAAAATCCTCAATATTTTTTCCAGTACCATATGTTCTTTTAGCCGTTTCATACTCTTCAAGTTGTTGTGACCCTTGACCCGTTACCGCGGCAGAAGAATTAAACAATCTTGATTGAAAATAGGCATATTTGTAATGAATGTTTAAATCTAATATATCAAGATTCTCTCCAGTAAAAATATAATGATAATTCTTTTTAACAGATTTTTTATAAAGTTCTAAGTTACCACCTGCATTTACTCCTGGTACTACAAAATTCAAAAAATGGACCAAATATGGTTGTACATGATATCGAATAGTTTTTTTTTGCATCATAGTAATATGATCCCATCCTGCTTTTGTATCTGTAGTATAAACAGTTGAAATTATCTTAAACCACGGAACCATATTTTTTTCTCCTGAACCAAATCCTTTATTCCAATATTTTTTAATAAAATTTTCTGCTATATCTTTATATGCATCTGTACGCAACATAATATTTTCAATTGCTTTTGCAATAGAATCGCCATCCCGGAGTTCCATTTGGGTATGTTTTTTATCTTCTAATTCTACCCTCTTTGCTCTTCCTCTTGACAAAGGGTGAGTACTCCTTTTTTTAAATTGCTTTTTGTCTTCTTTTGTATCTTCTGTTGTAAAATCTCCTATATTCCACAAAGTCATATCCTTATCTTCCGTCGCCATTTTATAACTAGAATCAGCGACAAAATATGGATGTATAGTAATTTGATATTCATCTTTATGATATCGAACACCATTTTGTTTTTCTGTTTCTTGAATGTCATCGATACCTTTGACTATCGATTTAAATTGAGAAGTTAGTGTGGTCCCATAAACTTTTAATGGTCCTCTCAAATAAAGAAATCTATTAACCATTCCAAATTCTGTCCATGGAACTGCTGTCATTGTATATCTAGAACCTCCTTGATTAATATCAACCTGTGAATCAACTATTTTTATTGGAAAATATCTTCTTGGTAGCGAAGCAAGAGGTTCTCCTTTTGAATTAAATCCACCATATTCTAACGTTAATAAAAATGGAGCATCTAAATGGTCCAAATAACCTCCGTTATATGCCGCGGCTCTAAGTTTCTCATACAAAGAGATACCTAAAGGTTCTGATAATTCAAATTCTATTTTTGTAAAATTCATAAGTTTTCTATCTGGGTTTGGCGTTGGAACCGATAACATTACAATTTTTTCAAAATATATGTCATGATTTTTTCTTAAAGTTTTATTTGCTGATTCTCCAATTTCTACAGCATTACGTTTCTGTTGTTCCTCTGGAGCATTAACTCCAGGACTCCACGTTTTGTCGACTTCGGGTGCTACTGCAAATCCAGTAGTAGTTCCTATTCCGCCTGTTCTTGCAATAATATCATGTGGTGGATCAAAACTAGATGGATTTTTAATTTGACTTTCTGTCAATCCTGACAATGTCCACTTACAAGTATAACTTGCGTACCTATGTAACGGATTAGGTTTTACATCATTTAACTTTGATTTAGCACCGAGATTAAACTTTATATTATTATAATTTTCTTGTTCTTGACTAGTAGTAGTGTTATCGCTATTATCATCTATATGTACATCGGTATTCTCCATGACCTTGTTCATACCATGTCTTGTATTGCCGATGTACTTTTTATCAATTGTAGTCTTCATATACTTGCCATGCCCTGGATGATAATTTTCTGATACACGGTTCACAGTTTTTCTACCCATATTAAACTCCTAAATCAGATTGCAAGTTACTCATTTTTGGCAATTGTATAGTAACACCCGGCGAAAAATCATATATTGGATCTTCTATTTCGTTTGGATTTCGTTGAGCAAATACCCACCATAATCTTGGTGTACCATATAAATCAAATGCAAGAAGATCTGGTCTATATGCATAAATTCTATCAATAGTATATGAAATATCATCTCCATGCGCCGTTATAGTTCTTGGCTGATAAAACCCTAAAAAAGTTTCGTGTTGAAATGTATTAAAATACGGGGATGTATTTGAATATTTTGCCATTAAATAAATCCTACTCCATCTTTATTTTGTAATTTTCCAGCAACAAAATCTGCCATATTAAATTTCTTAATTGTTTCTCTTGAGTATACTGGTTGAACTTGAACGGTAAACAAACTTTGTGTTGGTGCCCATGTTTCGGGTACTGTAGAACCTGCAGAAAAAGTTTGTGCCAACTTAGGGTGTTTTAACATATCTGCACCCATTTGACTTGTAGAAATATAATCTATTCCTTCTCTTAATTCACAAGTAAACATAGTAACAATTACAGGAATATTTTTAAACACATGATTTCCATATCCATTTAATTGTAATATTGGAGGTGGATTTCCTCTATGTGCACCTTCTTCGCCTCCAAAAAACATTTTTGTAACTGCTCTAAAAAAATGTAATGTTGCAACCCAGTACAACGCATCTTGTTGATTTTGTACAGGAAATTCTGCAACAATTGTTAAGTTAGCAGGTTCTGAATTTTGATATGCGTAAAAAGGATAATTTGCATGAGTAGTCGCTAACTGACTATAATTTGCATTATGTTGTATAATAACTGAAGGTGTTAAAGGAAATACTACTCCCCCTTCATCTGCTAACGGTTTTAATATTGTACCACCACCACCGACACTCATTCCGATATCTTCATGTGCCGCGGCATCTTGGACTTTTTTACCTCCATCTCCAAAAAAGAAGTTATATATGTCTGGTGACTTTGCTAATGTTAATTTTACACGCCAATCAGTTTGATTAGTTCTTTGTGTCCATTTTGCTATATCGTTTTTTGCCATAGGACCTTCAGCACCTTGTGGTAATCCTGCACCAAACAAACGACCTATCGTTTTATTAAAAATGCTACCTCCAGCACCGCTTAAAACTTTTTTCAAACTCTTTGTATCTGGTTTCATAATTTCCGGTTGTTCTTTTCGTCCTTTTTTTGTATACTTTAAACATATTTATAGGCATTATTTTAGGCGTACTTAATCTTCATACGGCACACTTTAACAGACCTGTTCGTGGTCATTTTTAATTGGAAAAAAATTATGAGAAGAGTAAAATATTTAAACAACCGCGACCTCTTGATAGAAATTCATAAGAGCAAAAACACTTTTAATTCTTTTATACAAGATGATTGTTCTACATTTGACATTATAGTACCATCATTGTCTAAAATTAATGTAAGAACAATAGCACTTGCTAAAAAAAATAAAGCAAAAAAACTTACCCAACTGGCTTGGGAAACAGCAAAAATAGGGGGTCAAAAAAAAATTAAACTAACCGATTTTACTATATCACCTAGAAAAATTGATAAACTCGATCTTGTATTCCGTGTAATGATGTTCGACCATGTTCCAAAAGATGCTAAAAGAAAACGAAACCCAAAAACAGTGGCAGATCATCATGTTAAATGTAATTTTCCTCCATTTCAACATTATAAACTTGATAAAAAAGGCAAATTAATATGCGTAGGCAAATCACACTGGGTAGGCGGTATGTCTAATGGACATTTTAACTGCCATCATGGACAAATTACTACTAACCTTGCAAAAATGTATATGAAACTATGCGAAAGATATGGTACAAGAGCAAACTGGAGAGGTTACACATATAACGATGAAATGCAATCACAAGCATTAATGCAATTATCACAAATTGGATTACAATTTGATGAATCAAAATCTGAAAATCCGTTTGCATACTACACAGCGGCAATAACAAATTCGTTTACAAGAATATTAAACATTGAAAAGAAAAATCAAAATATTAGAGATGATTTATTGGAACAAGAACACATGATGCCTTCGTTTACTCGACAAACTCAAAATCAAACAAGTTCTCCTACTTATAAAAAATATATTGCAGATATGCATGGGCCTGTAACAGTAGCAACAAAAAGTTCAATTAAAGAACTTAATCGAAAATTAAAAAAAGAATTAAAAAATAAAAAAAATAATAAAAATGATGATGAAACAATGATTAATCACGACGATCATGCACTTTTAAAATATAGAAAACTAAAAGAAGGTGAAAGAAAGCCTTTAGTAAAAAGGGACTTTTCAGTAAAAAGGGTATTTGGAAAAGTAAAAAAATATTAAATGTCATTTTTTAAAAAAGTTGCTTGTTTTACTGATATTCATTTTGGATTAAAAGGTAATTCACGTGTACACAATGATGATTGTGAAACATTTATTCATTGGTTTATTGAACAAGCCAAAGCACACAATTGTGAAACTTGTATATTTTTAGGTGACTGGCATCATCATAGGTCTGCAACTAACGTTTCTACAATGAACTATACAGTTTCTAATATGGAACGTTTAGGACAAGCATTTGAAAATGTTTATGTCATCATGGGGAATCACGATTTATTCTACAGAGATAAGAGAGAAATTAATTCAATGGAATATATTAGAAATATTTCTAACATTCATATTGTTAATGAGTGGATAGTCAAAGATGATGTTGCAATTATTCCATGGATTATTGGAAATGAATGGACCATTGTTGAAAAAATGACACAAAAATATGTGTTTGGACATTTTGAACTACCATTTTTTAAAATGAATGCAATGGTAGATATGCCTGATATTGGTGGAATTAAAGCCGAACATTTTGCAGGTTGCGGAGAGGTATTCACAGGACACTTCCATAAAAGACAAACAAACAAAAATGTAACTTATATGGGTAATGCGTTTCCACACAATTACGCAGATGCATGGGATGACGAACGTGGCATGATGATAATAGATTATGGTAATAAACCAAAATATATTAATTGGCCAGATATGCCAAGATATAGAACAATTAAAATATCTGAATTATTAGCAGATCCAGACAAAGTATTAAAACCAAAAATGTATGTAAGAGTTACATTGGATATTAAAATAAATTATGACGAGGCAAACTTTATACGAGAAACGTTTATAGACAAATACAAATTAAGAGAACTACAATTAATACCAGAACAAATTGATCAAGCACAACAACCGTTGGTGCAAATACAAAAATTTGATTCCGTTGATCAAATTGTATTACAACAATTAGATGGTGTTGATTCTGAAACATACGATAAAAAAATATTAATGGCAATTTATAATAGTTTAGATGTTAATAATTAAAGATCTTACAGTAAAAAACTTTATGAGCGTGGGTAACTCTACCCAAGCAATAAGATTTGATAACAAACACCTAATTTTAGTTCTTGGTGAGAACATGGATTTAGGTGGTGACGATGCTGGTGCAAGAAACGGTACTGGTAAAACTACAATTATTAATGCATTATCTTATGTATTTTATGGCGAAGCACTAACAAATATTAGAAGAGACAATCTTGTAAACAAAACCAATGCAAAAGATATGTTAGTTTCAATAAACTTTGTAAAAAATAATGTAACCTATACAATTAAACGTGGAAGAAAACCTCAAAAATTAAGATTTTATGCAAATGATATTGAACAAAATACAGATTCAAACGAGGCACAAGGGGAAAATAAAGAAACACAAAAAGAAATAAACAGATTACTTGGTATGACCCATGCTATGTTTAAAAACATAATTGCGTTAAACACATATACACAACCATTTCTTGCAACTAAACAAGCAGAACAAAGAGAAATTATAGAACAGTTATTAGGTATAACACTATTAAGTCAAAAAGCAG